CATAAAACTGGATATGACTTTTAATTTCGATTTCACTAGGACTTACACCCGTGATGCCCTCACATGCATATATTACAACCCGGTGAATCTTTTCTAGGTTTAAGTCTTCCCGCGACTTACTGCGTTTTACAATTTGAATTTGCTTCGGTGTCATTGATTTCCTCAAAAAACTAAAAATTAGTGTGTCAAACAGCTGAAATAGCTAGGAGTGTATTCGTTGCACACTATAATATTTGGTGTTGCTGCTTTAGACTCTATTACTTCCCCAGATACAAGGTTGAGCAACAATTCGTCAACCTGGACAATCAACTTAAGCTCGTTAGAGTCTCTTTCTCTAATAGATAATAACTTTAGAGTATTATACTGTTTGTGTTGCAAAAGAGCAAGAGTGTAGAACATACCAAGTCCAACACTAACCGGATCGTATACACCGTCTGCTAAAAGCTGCCACGGATCTGGCCAATTCTCAGTGAAGTCGGCGGAGTAGTACTGATTGCATTGTGGGGCTTTTTCCCACAATGCAACTATAGTTAGAATTTGTTCTTGTAACTCAATATTTTCAATCGAATTTCGTATCTTATGAAATTCAAGTAGTCTTTCAGTAACGCTTAATCCAAACATAGATTATCTTAAAATATTAACATAGTAGGACAGGGTTGCTGGGGCGCCTACAGGTGTCGTTGTATAGGCGATTTTAACTTCGCCCGACACTAGCGTTCCTTGTAATACAACTCCAACATTACCTGTTTCGTTATAATCGTCAGTGTATTCAATATCTGTTCCATCTGATGTTACATGAAATATACCTCGTCGAACTAAGTTGCCTCGTCGGATAGTGTATTTAACTTCAGCGCCGTTAGCATCTAGTACGTATTGCAATACCTCTGGGATCTGTGTCGGAGTTAACCTACCGTCTAACAATATAACTTGATTACCTGGTGTTTGTTCAAAAATGCCGTGCTTGATCAAACCTGACGCTGCTACATAGTAGTTTTCTCTGCCGTTTACATCTACATTAGGAAACACTAGCAGCACAGAAGGCGGCCTATTAAAGACGTCTCCTATACTATAATTACCGCTTTGTTCAAATCTAATTACAGATGCTAGCGGATTCGTGTCGCCTTGTAGCCCGTTTGCACACTCTTCAAACGTATTAAACGAGCTTACAACTGAATTTTTATTATAGCTGTGTATTGCAACATTATAGATGTGACTCAAGTACGAATTAATAATCTTAACGCCCACAGGCCCTTTGTTAGTATACGATTCGCCTAACTTAACTGCTTTAAATAAACGTGCAAAATGGCTTTTTTCGATTACAATATTGTACATATCGTCGTCAGCTAACACACCATAGATGTTATTATAAAACTCACAATTCGAAAAGCTTACATTGTATGTTCGGTTAACAGGTGTACTAGTTAAGAAAACACACGCTGTACTAGAAAAAATCTGATCAGGCACTGTTGAAAAGTTACCAACAAATTTAACCCAACTAAACTTAGCGTCTTTAATGCTATCTAGTTTAGCCACGTGGTAGTTTGCTTTAGTTTCTAATGTCAGTGAAGACACTGAACTATGACCTGGCTGAGTCGCACTGTTTGACCCTATAGCTGGCGCTAACTGCCCCAACGAGTCACTTGTTACAATAACGTAGTCGGTACCAGTCTGACGTATTACTGTTGAGTCTGGGCCAGCGCCGACTAATTTTGCATACGTAGGAAGGCGGATCGCTTTTGTTATGTTGTACACACCAGGTGGGAAGAACAAGGTACGGCGGCTTTTTGGGTTATGCTCGCGGATGAATAGCTGGGTTATTGCAGCATGTATGGCATCTGTGTCATCTGCAGATCCGTCACCGACGGCTCCGAAATCAGTAACACTTACATATTCGTCTAACTTATCCTGAAGGCTTCGGGGTTTAGTATTTTGTACCGAGTACCCAGCCCGGGCCCCTTTGTATGTATAGCTCGAGACTAGTCCCAAAATATCACTGTATTCTGTTAAAATCTCAGTATTGCCGACTTCTGGGGCGCCTTCTGCAATACTTCCGTTACCGATATAAAGCTTTCGTTTATCAATTACCCACCCAAACTCTGCGCTTGCTAGTTGGGGTAGATTTTCTGACAGGCCGCGGCGGTGTTGAATCCGACTGATTTGCGTAATCACGTAATAAATCCTCTATTTGTTGTATTTATTTGAATCACGCGATCAGTTTAGAGTAAAACTGCTCGAGCTTGCTGAGCCACAAAGACACATAATAATCCCAGTCGGCGCCTTCTAGAACCCATTGTTGAAAATCTAGTTGCTGACTGCACATTAGAATGACACCTGTTTTTATATCAGTGCCGTAGACTTCGTTGTGCGCAAGAGCATATGCTACTAACTGGATTTTATAATCGTGCACACGATCATCAGTTTTAGGTTTTAACGTTTGCTTAAAATCGATAATCGCCGGGTTGCCGTTCCACTGACCAACTAAGTCAGTTGTTCCTGCATATAATCCCGGAAAATACAGCGGTACTTCTACACCCCATATTTCGTCAAGGTTCGACATCCCTTCTTTAATTATGCAACTTGCCATATTTGCGCTAAGACGGCGGATGAAATTTCCTTTAACTTCGGGCTCAGCGTCCGACAGTGCGTAGTTCTCAAGATGCTCGTGCATGAACGTACCAACATTAGCAGCATCGTTGGTTATTTTTGCTGCTGCTTCATGGCCGATTCGGTCTCGCCAATTTTGTAAGGCTGCTGCGGCTTGTGCGTCCTTTGTTGCACTAAGAATAGTAGTAACGCTAGGTAAGGACTCGCCTGCAGGTGTTACGTATTGTCGACCGTTCGGCGAGTCTGTTCTGTTGAGCTTATGGTATTGGATTTTATCAATGATCATATAATAATTATACAATCATTGTCGTTTCCGTAAAGCTCTTTTTGCCATCGTGTCAACTTTGTCAACAGACGGTAAATCAGCATTGTCGGGATTTGACTGATCAACGTTGTTAGTGTCCCCGTACGGGTCGATAGTAATAGTATCTGCGTTAAAGTTCTTAATCAAGTCCTTAACTTCGCGGTTATTGTCGTACAGTGACTTAAATGATTCAAAATCAATTGACCCACCGAAGTTACTCATCATGTACGACAGCGCCGGAAACGATATTACTGCGGGTTTTTTATTCTTTGCAGCACGTTGTCGTAAGAAGTTTAGTACAGTTAACAACTGCGTCAAGACTTCGCCCGAACTGTCAAACTCTACTAGTCGCATTAGTCACGCTTTTCCCGGCCTAGTTCTGCTTCGCCGCCTGATGCAGCAACACTAGCATCAAACTCGTCAGCTGGTTCATCGTCAGCTGGTTCATCGTCAGTCTCAACGTCGCTATCGACATCTAAGTCTAAGTCGTCAACTGCATTAGACGCAATCTCATCGCTTAGGTCTGAGTCAGAATCTCCCATATCTGGCGCTTCTTCGCCGGCAATGATTCGGCTAGCTAAGTCTAGTCCTTCACGCGCAGTTGTTACATCAGTTAGTGCTTGCTCTAAAGTTGCTTTAGCTTTTGCAGCAAACGCTTCTGCTACTTCGGATCCAACTTCGCTACGCATATCATCAACTAGCGGGTACAAGTCTTCATTCAGCATTTTGCTGATATCCTCGACCATTTTTTGCATGCGGTCAACAAAGTCTTTACTTGCTAGCAAAACTTCTGCAGTGCTAGCATCGGATTCTGTTAGCTTTTCAGTAGCCGTTTCTTTTTCTTGAATGTACAGCGAGAGCGCTTCTGCAATAGTAAGTCGCTTTAAGAACTCAGGATTGCGTTCTGCATTTGCGTACCCTGCAGTCTGGCGGAATTTTTCTAAGCTTTCGTTCATTGCTGATAGCATTTTTGTTGCTTTTTTAAGAGTTAAATTACTAGTTTCAAACGTATATCCGAAACGAGAATTTAAAGACTTTTGCACGCTCTCAAAAGTATGCTGTTTACCGATTTGATTCAATTTCATTATATTATCCTATAACCTAAAAGTATTTTTAATATTTAGTCGATAACAGACGTTTATTATACTGTTCTGCACTGTATATCGTGTTGTTTAATACATACTGAGCTTCGCTTAAGCGATCTAAGAATACATCCGCGTCTGCATACTTTTTAGCAGCAATATTAGCACGAACAATAGAAGAGTATCGAAATGCATCTTGCTTCGATTTAGTTACTCGCTTGTCAAGCATGTTAAAATACGACAACCCAGTTACTGCTGCAGGGTACCCTTTAGCAAAACACACTGCGATTGACTTGTTGTCAAACGATGCTATTACTTCGGTACCGATGCTTACGATGTATTTGGTACCGTTAAGCGTTATGTCTAACTGACCTACCCGAATACTATCACCATCTGTAATCATTACGTCAGGGAGATTGCGCAACTGTTGCGACTCTTTAGCAATAAACCGTTCAACGACTAACGTGAGCTTGGATAACATACCCTATATCTCCGCCGATACTTTTTCTCTCAACAAGCGACTTAGCTATTAAGCGGTCGACTAATTTTGCATCAGACTCCGACAGCTCGCTATACCTAACTGGCTGTTTATACTCTATTATATTAAACAAATTGTACTCAGCTAATGTAACATACACTGATGCGTTTTTACCTAACTTTAATTTCATCGATTTACCTATTTAATGATTGAACTCGACGACTTGCCGGATTAACTCGCTTAGTGCGCTTAGCTTTTCTTGCCATCCGTTTTCCAAGTCGGGCTTTGGTTAGTTTAAGTTTTAGCCGCTTCTTAATATCAGGTGCAGCAAAACACTGACTAGGCGATGAAACAACTCTACCTTTACGTTTTCCACTAGTGCAGCGATATTTTCTAACTGCTTTGCCGCCGCGGCGCGCCCATGCTATTTTTGCTTCGGCTATTAGCACAGATGACGTTACAATTTCTTCTATTAACATCAAGCTTGCTCCTTTTATGTATTTATTCGTTTAGTTATATAAAAATTTGTTGCTAAGCCAGTTGTAACAATCACCGGTGGGTCGATTTTAATAGACTCAGTTAAGTTAACAGACACAGGTAAAAGGTTTATGTCGTCGAGTGCAAGGCCGGCTGGATTGTCTGACGATGCTATAGTACACTCGCGGTCCATGCACATGTAAAAGTGCCAAACTCGTAAAGTTCCAGTATAGTTAGTACCGAACATAAAAATCCGGTGCCGGGCCTGTGATCACAGTCGGTTTTGATACTTTTGCAGGTGTTGTCCGAAGCATAAGAGTTTGCAACACAACATCGTAGTTACGCTGTTGTGCTCTGGCCAAGTTCCATTTAGCCGCTGTTGACAAGATATCACCAGTGTCTGTAATAACGCAGCCGTTTTCTGGATTGTATAGCTTAGTAATGCCAGATGCTGTTATGTCAACTAAACAGTAACAATCAAATACTTCTGCGTACTCGTGTGTAATTGGTTCCATATTAATATTTAACCAATAAAAAAGCCCACAACTGCGGGCTTAGTGGTTGTTAGTATGTAGCTTAGAAACTAACAGTTGATACGTTAAACGCACCAGCATAGCTATTATCAGCTACATCAGCAATATCAGCACCACTGATGATCATGTTAACTTCAGTGCTTGTACCTGCAGTAAAATCGCCAACAACTTCAACAGTTGCAACAGTTTGTACTGCTTGTACTAGGGCATCTAGTTCAACTTGAGAAATAGTTGCAGTGCCGTCTTTAGTGAAGCCTTTGAAGAATAGATCGCGGCCTACAAATTCGCCTGATGCTGCAAAGCCGTGTGCTTTTAGTAAGTTCTGCCATTTTTTAATCTCCTAAAATGATTATTTTGTAAAGTATTTATCTTATTTAATATTTTTTCCTAAGGCATAGCCAGCAGCAAACGCTATTGCTGCTTTGGCTGCTAAGCTCATGCCTTTTTTACCCGGATCTTTTGTTGCGTTCGAGAATGTTGCGTACAGATCTGATCGCTTACTGTGCTGTTTAAACTGCCGATGTAACATGCCAACAACTTGCTTGCGCTCAGACTCCGACAAGTCGATCCAATTTTGTGCGCCTCTTCGTGCCCGTTTTATGTAACTATCGTCTACCTTTAAGTAGCGCTCGACTTTAAAAAGGATTTCAGAGGTAGTTGATTCGTTGTACACCTCACGCGCCATTTCTCGGAGATACTGCTTTAACTGTAGCCCCGGGATCGAAACGTCTGCAGGAATGTCCAACTCGTCGCTTTCGCGTGACACAATAACTGACACAAGATTATGCAAGTCTGTTGCACCCGGCTTGATGCTGCTAAAATCACCTAGGGAGATTGTATTAGAAGCATACTTTGCTGCTGCAGCAGGATCTAAATGACGTATAATCTCTAGTGCTAGCAAGTGTGTCATTATCATATTCTTAACAGCATCTATGCTATTAGGAATATTTCGTTCGTTACGAAGCAATCTTGCCTCGGTTAATTCTTTTCGTATAAAGTCAAACATATGTTACCACGATTTTTGTGCCGTAAAATTTTGCTTACTAAACTCAAGCCGGTCAACTAGTTTAACTGCATTACCTTTACTAATTGCAACAAATCCTTCAGGGTTTGCTACTTCGTACCCATTATCTGTTTTAAAGAACGTGCCGATATTATCAATCTTCTGCAACTTTTTAAGTAGCATCAACTTTAATTGGATAATAGCTTTATATATTGTAATTATTTTAACTAGTGTGTCAAGGTTTTTATTAACAAACTCTTCTTGGCGCCGAATCATTTCTAGGCGGCGCTGTCCTGCTGCTCCTTCGGCGCCAGTTTTTAACTTAGCAATTTCGTTCTCAAGCTTACTTTTATAAAACTCGTAAAAGCCTTTTATAAACGCTTTAGGATCGCCGACTGTCTCGCCTGATCGAACTCTAGAGTTCATATACACTTTAAGAACAGGAGCAACATCTGGGTTTGTTATAACATCAAATTCCGCGCGGGGCACTGTTTGCAGCAATTTACCTATCTTAGTAATGTATCCATTGAAGATCCGTTGTTCGTCGTTGGTTAGCGTTGCTACACCTGTCAGGTCTTTATAAGTTGCATCATCAAACCAGACGTTTGAACTCTGTTTAAGAGGCGACACATCAACACCGAATTCTGCATTCATTGACTCTAGACTAGATCCTGTATATCCTGTGTGGAATACAATTCCAATCTTAGCAGTTTTAATCTTTCGCCCTAGAGCACTGTCTTTGGGGACAACATATGATATAGTATTCGGTGTAAACACAACAGACGGTTCACCGCCCACTGTTGCTTCCTCTAGGTCGGAATCAATGAACATTAAATCGCCCTGTAGTACACCGTCGATGCCTAACTCTTTGAGATATGTAAATGCATACATCAGCTTCTGGCGCAGGCCCGGCTTATCTCCATACAGTTCATCTAAGTCCTCGGTGCTTTTTATAAGCTTAGGATTCTTTGCAAATACACCTTTTGTACCAACAAAAAACTTCCCGTCAGACGGATCAGTTCCTACAAACACTGCAGGCGCGCCGTCCCACTTTACAGTAATTTTATGCTCTGAATCGGCGTTGCCTTGCTCAATTACGTCAACAATGTTGTCAATAAATGTTAATGCCGACACTGCACCCGAATACCCCCGATCAAAGATCATATCTTCGATGTGCTCTAGGTGTAAGTTCTTACCGTCCTTAGACTCACATACAACTTGCCACAACGGCACTGGGGACTTTTCTGTCAGAACCTTAGATTCTTTGATAACGCTAACATCGACATTTTTACTAGCTAAGTAATCCTTTACTGCCCGACTAACTGCCTTAATTAGAGACTGGGTCTCAAAGCTTGCTGGTATGTGTCTACCCGGGTTAAACACGTTCCCGAACATCTTTTTGCCCCATTTGATGTACGCATTGCGGCGTTCTTGTTTTAGTTTACTAGTGTCAACGTTCACTAACGCAGTTGCTTGTTCTTTAAACCAATCAGCTAGGGCGCGTTGCTGTAACGCTTTGTGCCGCTTAACAACAGCTCTAGGATTGTTAACCTTATCATGTTGTTGCTGTGCTTGTCGCTTAGCACGCTGCTCAGCCCGGCGTGCGCTAATTGTCGCTAGCGACTCTGGAGTAAACTCATCATATAACGATTTCTTCATTACTATCTAACCTTTTAGTACTTATTTAACCGTTTTCAATTGTCTCTACTCTTGCGAATAGCACGTTGAAATTTCTTCGAATCCCTGCCACGAATACTGTTAATTAGCCGGCGTTCGAGTTCACCTGCGGTGCTGTCGTCATACGTTTCGCGCACATGATTTAAAAAATTGATAGCACTTTCGATTATATGGATTCCGCGATTTTCCATGACGTGCGACTCGTCATGGCGCTCTGCTAAACTTTCTAATTCTTCTAATAGGCTTCGGGTTTGGCGTTTCACTCAGATGTTCCTTCTATTACAATATTTAGTCCGAATTGCCCTTAAGGCTTGCTATCATCCCGGCTAGCTTAGCACTCTGCACGTTGCCCGAAATCTTTGCAGTCGACTGCGTTGACGCAATAGACGACGGTTTTGTTGTCGTTGCTCCGGACTCGGCTGACTGTTTAATTTTTGCATAGATTGCAGAGTTAGGAGCTCCGTTATCGCTGTCTGCTTGAAACATGTCGGTAATTCGAAGTGTGTCTATGTTAAACGCTAAATCAACTTTAGACCCAACGCCAGATGAGCTTCGCGTTTTAATTAACTGTAACTGATACTGCCCTCGTTCTCTCATTGAACGAGAAGTGTATATTGCAAATACGTTGTCTGCAGTGTTGATCTTCGAGATACCGCCTGCGATGTGACTGTGGTCTAGTTCGATTTCTTCTACAGCACTACGGTTTAACTGAGACGCTGTAACTAGAAGGAGACCTAGTTCTTTTGACAAATTACGCAGCTCTTCCGAAACATACTTATCTTTAATAAACTGATCGTTTGGATTTACTTTAACACTAACCGGCATCAATAGATCCAGATAGTCGACCATGATAAAATCGAGCTTGCAGCCTTTTTGTATCTGCAGTTCTTTTAAGTAGCTCCGAATGTCATTAATGGTACTCTGGGCCGGCATGTACTTAACCCACAAGTCGCCAGCTGATCTCGATTTCATTTTAACTTTAAGCGCAACATCATCTGCAGACTTGAGAATTTCGCGGCTAGGTACTTCAGACACCATCGAGTCTATACGCATTGAACAAAGCTCTTCACTAAGTTCTAAAGTAATGTATACGCCTGTTAATCCTGCTAGCATCCAGTTAACTGCAATGTTTTGCATAAAAAGCGACTTACCAGAGCCAGAGCCGCCTGCAAAAATATTAAGCTCGCCTCGATTAAAACCACCGTATAGTTTAGCGTCTAGCGCAGACCAACCGGTCGACAGTTGCCCGTTGTTATCTCTGATCTTAGACAGTCGACCAATCGGGTCTTCTGCATATAATGTTCCTAAGTCTTTTGTTAAGCTAATCTGTACAGCATCTTTAACAAGTTTCTCAACCGGCGAATAGTCGCCTTTTTCGATCATGTCAGCTGCTTTAAGAATTGCCCGTTCTAACTCGTACCGCTTGGTAAATTGCTCAAACTCAGTAAGGAACCAATCTAAGTGACCGTCGTTGAACTCTTCTACTTTTGTTAACTTTGTGCCGCACTTTGCATTAACTTGCTGTACTGTTGGCATAGTAGAGTGCGACTCTGCATGCTCTTTAATAAACGTTGCGGCTTTTTGTAAGCTCTTGTCGAAGTTTTTCGGATTAAATATATTCTGTACACGAACAAATGCATGCGGGTCGTGTAACATAAGTTCTAAAAATAACTTTTGTAAATCTGGATTGTATT